AGCCCCCGCCACTTTCTTAGGCGCAATGATTAACACTTTACGAATGGCGAATCGGGAGTACTTCAATTCGTATATGGCAGATAACGTGATAATCGTTTTCCCTAAACCCATATCCAGAAATAACCCTATCTTATTTTGATTAACGGTCTTGTCGATACAATATCGTTGATACGCATGCGGAATAAACTGCATTACGCTTTCACCCCGAATTCTTCTGTGAATTGATCCAAATAATCAGTCACGGCGTCAGCACCTTTTAGCACAAATACTTTTTGATTTAACTTTTGTAGTTCACGGGCTTGGACTCCCTGCAATCGCGAAAGTGCGCCTTTGGATGTCTTCAATTCTACGAAATGAATAACACCATTTGGCCATATGACGATACGATCAGGCACACCGATATTGCCAGGGGATACAAACTTATATGCTTTACCTCCCGAACGTTTGACGCCTGCAACTAATTTTCTCTCGATATCCTTTTCTAACATTTCTCACCTCTGAAATTTTTAAACGTTAACATGTTTACATACGCGTATATGAGGGTTCAAATTAAGGCTGTAAAGGGCGTATTTTTTCTTAAAACTCTTTGTTTTGATATTTACCAGTATATAATGTTAACAATGTTAACCAACCTATATGAATATAGATAATTACTGACTTTATGCGTTAACATAGTACGTTAACATTCTCCGAATTCGTTAACATTCTAATGTTAACAAAAATACTGAGAATGTTAACGCTTAATTGAGAATGTTAACGTTATAATTTCAGTTTTGACTCGTTGATTCTGAACCCTCTTTGATGTCCATATTCACCAAATCTCATTAACTGACTTCCGCCCATTGTGTACGGGGAGTCCGCCAGTATTTGATTAATTTCCCTGGTCTCGATCTTCTTCATTCGGCTTGGGTCATTACCAAAACATTCCCACCATACCTCTGCCGCACAAATACGGTCACGATATGCTAACTCTTGACCCTCGGCAGGTTTAGCATTCATACTAAGATACGTCCTCCTGGCACTCCGACTCATCACATTCCAATTTAACGGCACTTTGATTAATAAAAACTCATTAATCAATCCTGCTTTGGTATTTGATTCCATATGCGCCTCTCTTGCCGCATCAGCCAGTTTTAGTACAGCCGGGTCATCCTCGATAATGAGGCTTTCCCCGCTTTTATACCGATACAAGGCCTCCGCCCATAACTGGTCTACTTCCCCCGGAAGATTAACGAATATATTCTTTCGTGGAGTCGTCATTTCAAGATCAATAGGCCAAAATCGGCGATTACCAGTGATATCTTTTAGGAATTCATATTGATTCGTACTACCAAAGAATACACACTGCCGCGGATATTCTTGTGTACGTCGGCCATAGGCTTGACGAAATACATCTACTTGACGACTTAGAAATTGCTTAGACGCATTTTCTTCAGCCCTCGAATACCCCGCCATTTCACCGGCTTCTATGATCCATTTACCTTGAATACCTTCTGCAGCTTCTTTACCCTCAAAGGTATTTAACCCATCAGCGTACCACTTCTTGCCCA